CCCAACTACGCCAAAAAGTCAAAAGGCGGAAAAAGAAAAGGACGATAAATGTTAACAGGAAGAGCTAAGACTCAGGTCAAAAAGGTGGCTAAGAAGCTACGCAAAGCATCTAAAGCTCACGCGGGTCAGGCACGAACATTATCTAAGTTGGTAAAAAATGGGAAACGGAAAAGATCCTAAAAAGGGGACAGGAAAAAAGCCGCCGGGATCGGATAGACGTCTGTATACTGACGAGAACCCAAGGGACACTGTTTCTATTAAGTTTGCAACACCTGCGGATGCAAGAGCCACGGTTGCTAAAGTTAAAAAAATAAATAAACCTTTTGCTAGAAAAATACAGATACTTACTGTTTTGGAGCAAAGGGCTAAAGTAGCAAAAAAGCCAGAACAGGCTAGAATAGCAAAGGCAGGTAAAGAGGCCATACGGAAGCAACATAGGAAGACTTGATGGCCAAAGCTAAAAACTGTAAAAATCCTAAAGGTTTCACACAGATAGCTTCTTGCAAAGCTCAAGGTAAGATAAAAAGAACTGGTGGAAAACATAAAGGAAAAAAGGTAAAGTCTAGGAAGTATGGAGGCCGTGCATAATGGGACAGTTAAAGCAATGGCTGAAACAAGACTGGGTAAGGATTGGAACTGATGGCTCTATCAAAGGTCCATGTGGCACTTCAAAAGATAAGAAAAACCCTGACCGTTGCCTTCCTAGATCTAAAGCTAATAGTTTATCCAAGAGTGAACGCGCTACGACAGCACGCAAAAAGAAAAAAGCAGGCGCTAAAGGAAAGACTACAGTCGCTAATACAAAGGCTGCGAAAGTAACGAATTTAAAAAACGGTGGGGCTGTAACCAAGCCTAAAAGACCGTTTAGAGGTAAAAACATACCCGGAACTGTTGTAGCGCGAGGATGCGGCGCTGTAATGGCTAACAGAAGAAAACGCACCAAAATTGCATAGGAGCAAATAATGGCAAAAGAATTTATGACAATGGATGAGTACGCATCCAGTCTTGTTGGTAACGTAGCACCTACCATGAAGAAAAAAGGCATGGCCAAGGGCGGTAAAGTCCAAAAGATGGCTAAAGGTGGACCTGCGAAGAAGAAAGGCTACGCCAAGGGCGGTAAAGTTCAGAAGATGGCCAACGGCGGCATGATGAAGAAAAAAGGCATGGCTAAAGGTGGCAAGGTTCAGAAGATGGCCAACGGCGGCATGATGAAGAAGAAGGGTATGGCCAAGGGCGGCAAGGTATAAGACCTTGCCCTATCTTCAAAGTAATATTCCGCACTTCAAGTGTTGGGTGCGGAGAGAGTATACGTGTAACCATTCTAATTATCATGGCGAGTTTCTTCACGCTATGGCGATTGCGGTTACCACGATGCCCAGCCGGTGTTTAAGTTTTCAGATAATATTCACCGGCTGTGAGACCGATGGCACGGATCAGCAGAACGTACACGGGGGAGCGATGTGGGCCAGAATGCCCATAACTGCGCTTGTTGGAGACACGCCTTTTGAAGAATGGCCAGAACCTATGCCTGTCCATTTGGCGCAACCTTGGGACTGTATGTCCCATACACACGCAGTTTATCGTTTAGATCGCGCTCATCCGTGCCCTTGGATCGCCAAAATAGGGCCTGAGTTTTATCCGGCTAAATACTATTTTACGGTAGATTATACGGAGAGCGAGATCGCTGATGACCCGGCGCAGCATAAACAGAGCCACGTTTTAGAGCTTTTGGATGCCGGTCCGTACACGGGTAACATCGTCGCTTTGCCTAATAACCGTGTCCGGGTCACACATCCTGCTTGGTTTGAGACAGGGCAAGGTGCACCTGATTTCTTACCGTCTCAGCATATACACTATTCAAAATCAGATTTAGACTATACAATGGATGTAAATCAGATATTCGACAATTTATATGCGAAAGATAAGTAATGGCTGTTTCCGGAAGCGTAGACTTTGAATTAGATGTATCAGATTATGTGGAAGAAGCCTTTGAGCGTTGTGGTTTAGAGGTTAAGACAGGGTATGATCTTGTAACTGCTAGACGGTCTTTAAATATAATGTTAGCTGAGTGGGCTAATCGTGGTCTTAATCAGTGGACAATTACACAACGCACACAAGCTCTAACCTCTGGGACAAGAACATACACGCTATCCGCAGATGTAATTGATATATTAAGTGCCGTTGTAACTCGTAGTAGCACTGACTTTTCTTTAACAAGGGTCAGTCGTGACGATGATTTAAACATTCCAAACAAAGCTACCACGGGTAGACCCACGCAGTTTTTTTTAGACCGACAAGTAACACCAAGTTTACGTTTATGGCCGACCCCAGAAAATAGCACGGATGTTGTTGTTTACAACGCTTTGACACGCATAGATGATGCAGATACAGCCATAAACACATTAGATGTACCTTTTAGATTTTATCCCTGTTTGGCTGCCGGTTTAGCTTATTATTTATCTATCAAAAAAGCTCCTAATCGAACTCAAATGCTTAAAGCCATGTACGAGGAGGAGTTTGAAAGAGCTATGGGTGAAGATAGAGATCGGTCTAGTTTCACTGTCACGCCAGAGTACGCATATTTTAGGACAAATTAATGCCTAGATACGCCACAGGAAAATATGCTAAGGCTATATCAGACCGTTCTGGCTTGGAATATCGTTATAAAGACATGCGAAAAGAATGGAATGGTGCTCTCGTAGGCAAAGACGAGTTTGAAAGAAAGCATCCACAATTAGGACCTTTTCGCAAGATACATGATCCTCAAACTTTGAAAGAGGCTCGACCTAACAATAATAAAATACCTGTTACTGTTAAGTTTCCTGTCTTTAGTATTGTGACCTTGCAATATCAATTAGTTCCTCAAGCAGAGGCTCTGTTAGGTAATGTCACTTTTGGTGGAGATGTTGTCACGCCCACTGATGCAACCACCACAGGAGTTTCTGGAACGGGTTCTACAGGCACTGTTACCGTTACTGGAACAGGCACAGGTGTAAACGCAACTTTCACCGTAACTGTCGTAAGCACTGGTTATGGTAATAAGTATTACATAGATGGAGTACAACAGGCCACTGTCAATCTATCTGAGGGAAGCACTTATCGCTTTGACCAGTCCGACAGTAGTAATTCAGGGCATCCTCTTAGGTTTTCAACAACGTCTAACGGAACACATGGTGGAGGATCTGAGTATACCACAGGTGTAACCACAAACGGAACAGCGGGTTCTTCCGGCGCTTACACTCAAATCACAGTTGCCGTGGGGGCTCCAACCCTGTATTACTATTGCACAAACCATAGCGGTATGGGTGGACAGGCGAATACACCATGAGTTTTACCTACAGCACATTAAAGTCTGCAATTAAAGATTATACCGAGAACCAAGAGTCTACTTTTGTTTCTCACTTGGTAGATTTTGTAAAAACCGCAGAGGAACGAATATTTAAAAGCGTGGATTTAGAGTTCTTTCGCAAAAATGCGACGGGGACCACAACGGCAGGTAATCAATTTTTAGCTGTACCAGATGACTACATAGCGTCTTTTAGTTTATCTTTAGAAAGTTCTAGTAATAAAAACTTTTTGTTAATTAAAGACGTTAACTTTCTACAAGAGTACAATCCAAATTCAGCCACCACAGGTCTTCCAAAATATTATGGTGTATATGATTTTCAAAACTTCTTATTAGCACCTACTCCGGATGCAGCTTATACGGCAGAACTTCATTATTATTACAGGCCAACCAGTCTGACACAAAGTCAGTTTTTACTCACAGTTAGTAGTGTGAGTGGGACTTTTGTGGCTGGAGAGACAATCACGGGTGGAACCAGTGGTGCAAACACAACAATAGCGTCCATTGCTAGTGCTACAACTTTTAACATAGTTATACCAAGCACAGACTTAACTGTGGGAGAAACGGTCACTGGGGCAACCAGTGCGGCTACGGGAACGGTAGTTTCTACTTCGGCAGACTCTACCACAACCTTTTTAAGTGTTAATGCCCCTAACGCTTTACTATACGGCAGTTTGATTGAAGCCTATACTTATATGAAGGGTGAACCTGACGTTATGAAAATGTACAGTGAGCGCTTCGTAGAGTCTTTAGTTAGATTGAAGGATCTTGGGGAAGCAAGAGAAAACGAGGACGCAAACAGACAGGGGCTGCCAAGAAGGGCTCGTTCGTGAAAGTTGCCATCGTTGGTTTGGGAGGCAGTTACGCCGACTATATAGCTGCAAGAGTTGCCTCACAAACATTTGATGAAGTTTGGGGTATAAACTGCATTGGCGCGATAATCCACGTCGATAAGACTTTTATGATGGACCCGGTTTCGCGTTTTATAGATACAGAAAACGCTGGATCTCAAACAGGCGTGGCGCGAGAGTTCTTATTAAAAAACAAGAAGCCCATATACTCTTGTCAAGAGCACGGTGATTTTCCATTTATAAAAGCGTATCCTCTTGAAAAAGTTGTAAAATCAACAGGTTACTGTTACTTTAACAATACCGTTGCTTATGCAATTGCTTATGCAATTTGGAAAAAAGCGACAAAGATATGTTTATACGGCATTGATTTTACATATAAAAATGTAAACATGGCTGAGTCGGGACGGGCTTGTGTAGAATTTTGGTGTGCTATTGCCGCGACAAAAAATATAAAATTAGAGATAGCTCACCGTTCCGGGTTGCTGGACACGAATGTCCCAGATAATGAGAAACTGTATGGATACCATAGATTAGAGGACCCTTTAGTTCAAACTGTTCAAGAGGGAAATATATTAATAACAAGGCAGTCTGAGATAAAACCACCAGAGCCCGTGGAGTCAGACCCAATTATTTTTGGAAGGCACGATAATGTTTGAAGTTAATGTTGCATCAGTGGGATCGGTTAATGTTGTTTCGTCAGACAATGGCGGATTGTCTAACGATCAGATTGCTGATATGGCCGCTAACAAAATCATATACATATCTGATGAAGCCCCAGAACCTATCAGGTTACAAGCGGAGGCTTTTAAGGATCGTGTTAGAAATTTAGTGCAATATTATGTAGAGTTGGCTAGAAAAGAAGAACGTGCTACAATTTGTGCGAAGGTCCGTGAAGCGGGTCAACATCAACTAGCTGACGCTATAGGGAGACTATAATGGCAATAGCACAAGCAATGTGTACCGCATTCAAACAAGAGTTGATGTTGGGCACACACAATTTTGCAACAAACGGAAACGCCTTTAAACTGGCTTTATACGCAGAAGGCAGTGGTGGAAAGTCTAGCACTACCGCCACTTTGGGGGCGACGACCACTGCATTTACCACAACAGGAGAGGTGGCTTCCAGTGGCACATATGCAACAGGTGGTGGCACACTTACAAAAGTTGCGCCAACTACTTCCGGCACCACTGCGTTTACCGATTTTGCGGATCTTAGCTTTACTACAGCCACGATCACTGCAATGGGCGCTTTGATATACAATAGCACCAACAGCAATAAAGCTGTGGCTGTGTTGGATTTTACATCTAACAAAACCTCAACTTCCGGCACCTTTACCATTCAGTTTCCAACAGCCGATGCAAGCAACGCTATTATTCGTATAGCGTAACGGAGTAATACGGTGAGCATAGCGGGATGGGGTAGAGGCACTTGGGGCGAGGGTGCTTGGAACCAAGCCATACCGATTACTGTCACAGGTGTTTCAGCTACAGGCTCTGCTGGGGCTGTAACTCCAGCAGGAACGGTGCTTCATGTACCTACGGGTGTTTCTGCTACGGGAGCCGCAGGAAACCCAGTTTTAACAGGAACAGCCCTTTTTTCAGTTACAGGTGTAGCAGGAACTTCTGCTCTTGGTGATGAACAGACTAACGCCGGAGCAAGGGTAATAGGTGTTGGCGCGGTAGCCACAGCAAGTCTAGGTGAGGAGGGCGTTAGTGGGACTTCTTTACTTTCTGTTACAGGTGTTACGGGAACTGGGGAGACGGATACAGGAACTGTTGCCCCAATACTATCTTTAGGAGTTTTTCCAACAGGGGTTACAGCGACGGGAAATACTGGTATAGTCCTTATTTATACAGAGATTGTAGCAGCGCAAACTCCAAATTGGGGTGTTGTAACAGGAGCTACAACAAATTGGGACGACGTAACGCCGTCACAAACACCGTCTTGGACAAATAAGGCGGCATAGGAGTAAGAGATGGCAAGCTCGTTTAGTACAAACCTTGGCATAGAAAAACCAGCTACAGGTGAACTTTCTGGTAGTTGGGGTGACGTTACCAATTTCAACTTTGATATATTTGATAGAATAACTGGTGCCACAGATTTAACCGCTTCAGATCTTACAACAGATCTAACTATAAGATTAGGCTCTCCAACCTCTGGATCTAGTAATGTTCAGACCGGAATGTTTTCTGTAATTAATCTGAAAGACAGCGGTTCTGATCTTGGTGGCACAAATGTCGTAACAATCGCTCCGAACACAGCAACAAAGTTTTTCATTATTAAAAACTCTTTGTCTGGTAGTCGAGCCGCCACTATAAAACAAGGAACAGGAGCCACAGTGTCCATACCAAATGGCACATCTGACATTGTGTTCTGTGATGGTGCAGGATCAGGGGCGGCAGTCACTGGACTTGCTACATCTTTTAACGTAGGTAGTAGTGCAGAGGTCGCTGGTACAGCTACTGCTTTAGCCATAGCTTTAGGATAGGAGTTAAAAATGGCAAATGATGCTTCCGCAACAATACAGGCGACAGTTTTGCCAGACGAGATTGCTAAGACCTTTTCGGCAAGTATGACTGTCACTCCTGATGACGCCAACGATAAGTGGTATTACAAAAAGACTAGCGTTTCTAACTCAAGCACAGACTTGATCGCTGGTAATTACACAGATTACACCGCAGTTGACGATGACACGGCACCTACTGCCGTTGCTACAGGTGACAAAGTAAAGTTTTTGTTCATTAAGAACATCGACACCAACAGCCGCAGCATTTACATAGTTTTGGACGCAGGCACCGCATCATCTAGTGCAACTGACGGTATTACAATTGGCCCAAGCGAGGCTTTTGTAGCCAGACTGCCAAACACAACCGTAGCGGATATACACGCTATTTCATCTGCATCAACAGCCGAAGTCATAGTATGTGCTTTACTAGATGATGTAAGTGAATAAGGAGTAGAACATGGCTAATACCTTTAAAAATAAGGTGTTCAACGGTGGATCAGCCAGTGCCAATTCAGATATGGCTGTTTACACCGTGCCAAGTTCTACCACTACCGTTGTTATTGGTCTGACTCTGGCGAACACTTCATCTGCTCAAATCACTGCTGACATAAAGCTGAACGCTGGGGATATGGTGTTTCTGGCAAAAGACATACCGATTCCTGCGGCATCTAGTTTTGAATATATGGCAGGCAACAAGATTGTCATGGAAACAGGGCATAGCTTAATTGTGCAAAGTGACACAGCAAACAGCTTAGATACTGTAGCGAGTATAATGGAGATCACCTGATGCCTCTTCTTGGCAATACTATAGTGCCTAGTTTTCAGGCTAGACCTACAAGACAGGAGTTTAGTGGTGATGGAAGCACCACTACATTCACTCTTAATCAGACGGTTCGTGCAGAAGATATAGTGGTTTCCGTAGATGGGGTGGTTCAAGAGCCTACTGGCTCGTATACCGTGCCTGATGGAACCACTCTTACGTTTGATGAAGCACCATCAAGTAATTCTGGCAATAACATATTTGTTATGTACATGGGTGTGACCAGCGGATCTATCTCACCTGCCGCAGAAAATAGAGGCAACTTTAAGTCTGGCGGTATCTTCCGCACAAATAATCAAAGCCTAACTGTAGACACCACTATCCTAGCCACAGAAAAC